GTATACATATAGTCTATGTTCCAAGCAAAAGACATTAAAGGGTCTACAAACTCATCTGTTAATATATCGTGGTTCCAAAGGATATTAAGTTTACTGTTAAGCTTCTGAGCAAATAGTCCAACCATCCTTGATACAATAACTATATCTGCCTCACCTTTTCTAACAAACTCTTCCCAGTGCTTATTAATGTCTAAGTAAATAACGCCATCAAACATGCCTTGATTAGAACAGTTACACATTACCATTACCTGGTTACCCCTCTTGGCTAACTCACGAGCAACACATGTAACAGCAGTTTCACTGCCCCCAAGACTTCCTTTATTAATAGTGTCCCCTGAAAATGGTAACCCTTGTGTTGCTATAACTATTTTCATTTCGTTAACTCCTCATTTTTGATGTATAAATGAAACGCCCTCGATATTTCGAGAGCGTTTAGTTAAATTGTTGTATTCCCCTTCATGTGGGGATTATATCAATTTATAAAAGAGTTAACAATAGTTCTTTATCTTGTTTAGTTAATCTGCAATATCCTAAGATATCACTTTCTAACTTCTCTTTAGCTAATGTTCTTATGTCTTTTTCTGGTTCTGGTTGTGGCACTGGTTTTGCTACCACTTTAGGTTCTTCTTTTGGAGGCTCTACAACTACTTTTTCTTCTGGCTTTTCTAATTCTTTAACTTTGTAACTTTCTTTCTTGTGTGACTTAGCCATATCTACTCCTCTCCTCTATTAAACTAAGAGGGGCCTGGAAGGCCCCCCTTTAAGCAAAGAAACTATTAGTAGTTTCCGCCGATACCCTTCAAGGCTCCATGAGAAGCCTCTTGGTGAAATTCAACACCATAAGTTCCTTCAACATATCCTTTGATTGCGCTTGCGCCATCATTGTATGTGTTAGAAGCAAATGAATTACCAGCATAAGGTTTAACTTTAACAAAGTCCTTGCGGATTGCTAAAACATCACCTTGAGGTAACCATCTTATAGCTTTGATAGGCATAGGTCCGAAATCAGATAAATAGATTTCTGGACGTCCGATACCACTAATGTTATCAGCAGCACCAGTTTGTACACGACCACTTCGAGCAGCACTTAAAGCGCCATAAACTCTTGTGCCCATATACAATGCATACTTATCACTTTCAGCTTGTAAGTCAGTGTAGTTGTTAATTTGTCTTAACATTACATTGAGGATACTGTCTGAATATGTAGCATGAGATGTGATGTTTGTTGCAATGGAGTAATAAATACCGGCCATTGTTGTTTCAGTGTCATCAGCACCGATTGTGTTACCGTTTGTTCGCCCCATAAGAACAGTTTTTTCTAACTGTTTTAAGATGTCTTTAGTTTTGTCGGCAACTTCTTCACTAAATGGTTCAGGTGCATTAGGCACTTTAAAACCAGATTTGTTTGCTAATTTAGAAATGTTGATATCTTCTCTGAACTGTTGAACATAGTTCCCCTTCAAAGTTTTACCTACACGTCTGCTTAGTCTTGGGTCAGAACCTTCTTCAACCGCACTACCTCTGAAAACTAATTCATCTGTACCAGCAGCACCAGAATTTGCAGTCGTTCCAGCATATGCTCTTGTTACATAGATAGTTGCAGCACTAGCACCTAATGAACTAACTCTAACTTGTTCTTTAGATGTGTTAATTTCGAAAACGTCTCCTACACGAATGTAAGTTGCGTTTGCTCCTACTTCTAATCCACCTGATGCAGCAGCACTAGATGCTACGTTTGAACTAAATGCATAAGTGTCAGGAAGTAAAGATTTTTCTTCCCAGTTGTAATACTTCGATGTAATTGGTATCCCTTGGTCTCCAACGTCGTCTAGAAATCTAGTAAGACTAGGAGAGATAAGTGATACGATTGGTGATACATCTTCACCGATTTCGTTGGTATATATATCGTATACCGCTGTTCCTATAAAAGCCATGTTTTATCTCCTTTTTTTATTTGTTTTGACTTTCTTTAACTGCTTTCTGCCATCTAGCAATATCTGTGGGGTTTTTACTTTTCCTTGCAATCTCTTCTAACATCTTGACCTCATCAGTCTTTGTTATCTTAGAAATTGAAGGCTGCCCACTCTCTACTTTCGGCACTGTAGCAGTCCCAAACAGTTCAGGGTTTTCTTTAAAGAATTTTTCGAAGGCTTCTTCAGCACCAGTAACATTTAAATTTTCATCTATCTGTATAGTGGATGCGTCGAATAACTTAAGATATTCTTCTTTCTTTAACCCTTTCTTAGCAGCAAGTAAAGATAATTTGTTGTTAATAAGAAGCTCTTTATTTCGAGCTTTCTCAGCTTCTAAAGTTTTTTGTGTCTCTTTATAAAGCTTTTCAAATTCACCTTTCTTGGCTAAATCTTCTTTTGTTTTCTTCTCAATATCAGTTTGGATTTGTTCTAACTGTTCCCGATTTTTCTTTGCTTCTGCATTCGCCTCACGCTTGGCAGTTATGAGATGTTGCATAGCATTTGCCAAATCAGCATCAGTATTGATTTTAGCTTTCGCTTCCTCACTAATCTTAAGATTTTTCAAAAGCTCTGTGGCATTGTCGCCCTGACTGTCACCACCTTCATTAGTAGTCTTTTCAGTCTTCTTTTGCTGTTCTTCAGCCATATTGCACTTCCTTCTTGGAGTATTTTTATTATATTGGCGTGTAAAAGAGGAAATAAGGATTTGCACCTTATATGGTTATGCCTCTGAACTTAATCAGATAATGGCGCTATTAAGGCTTTACCTTACCCACGAAGCGTCTACCTATTCCGCCATTCCCCTTAAGTTCAATAGACTTGGCTAACTTTGAAATTTACCTACGAGTCGTGAGGTAGTTAGCTTCATCATTCGCATTGCCTAAGATTATCTAGAAACCCTTCGGCTGCCACTCGTGTCATTATGTGGGTTCCAGCCACACAAGTCTATTGAACTAACACTAATCTATGTCTACAGTTCCAACCCCCAGGTGCAACGAATGGGTCTAATCCACTGCCATTCTCCACCGGGAAATTATCTACCTTCTTTTTAGTAAACTTCTTACCTACATGTGATAAACAAAATGGACGTGTCTTACCATCTACAGGCCCAGCATATTCATATATAGACTTAGGCTCATTGCCCCCTACTTTGTTATATATTTCTTTATCTACTACCCTAGTTACACCAAATAAAGCAGTGCGCATATACGTATTGGCATATTTAGCTAACATCCCTGAACGCCCCCCAACCCCTAACATCTGTGTAGCTAGCCCCTCTACTGTATCACTATAGTTAGCCTGTAAAGCAATAGCATTTACTAACTGTTGTTTAATCTGAGCGTCCATTAGATTAGCCTGGCCTAATAATGCTGCATAGTCTGTTTCACGCAATGCAGTTAGCCCTGCAATATCAGATATCTTCATATCAAATTTAATACCAACTCTTTTATTCCATTTAATTTGAGCTTTAGCAGCAGGAGTATATTGTCTTATATGGTCTATAGCTATTTGATTAAACCCTAATTTACTCATAGGGTTTAATGATTGTGCTTTATTGAAATTGGAGACTGTTGCTTTGAAGTTGTTGTTCTTTACATCGAAGTTGGTCTTAAGTAACAGTCTTTCGTATTCTCTTTGGTACTTCTCAAGGGCAATTACAAGGTCATCCGATATGCCTTCTAGCCTATTGTTTAATCTCTGAACTTCCCTTTTTAGGTTTATAAAAGCCATTATTTATTATCTTCATTATCATTATTTTCTTCGGGCTCTACATTAGACGGGCCTTTATTGGCCTCAGTTGTTTCGGGATTANGCCCTTTTGTTACCTGCCCACCTATCTGTGCAGCACTTTGCATAAACTCTTCCATGTTGTCTTTCTTCTCTTGTTTAATTTCTTCTAAATATAAATCAGCCTCTTCACCTGTTCTTATGTCAGGGTTAATTGACATTAACCAGTCTTTCTTACTCATTAATCCATTATTATATAACACTAAATTATGAGCATCAGTTTCAGCCTGGGTCATTGGCATCTCAATATCGCCAAAGTCTATAAGCAACTCAGCACTATCAGATAGTTGTCCTTGTGTACTATGCTTATTAAATACTACCTTAAGTATCCCAAACAAATCTTTCTCGTATGCTCTAAATAAAGGCTTATCTCTTTTGATAGCCTTACCTAAATAATATGATTGTAATTGTAATGCTTCTGCTGAAGACTTCTGTCTACTAGATGTGAATATGTCAGAATTTAATTTATATTTTACTGCTAATCTCATAAGCTTCTGGTCAATCTCAGATTGTACTTCAGCTATCTTTGCATCTGGACTTACATATTTAAAATCAGCACCTTTGTTTACATCATCATCCCCTGGAAGGTCTATTGTCATTGAAGGGTCAAATGTTAAGGCATCACCCTTTTCTGCACCTTTTCTTACAGGCACACTAAATGCTTGCATCTTAATTAAATAGTTTAATTCAGTAATCTTTACATTTACACTCTCGTTAGTATTGATTAAGTCTTCCCCTGTCTCTAAAAAGAATTGGTCAACAGGTTGTCCGTCCCTAAACACTGCAAAAGGAAATATGCCATAAGGATTAACATTATCTTCATTGCCCGGGTTATCTCTTAATATAATCTCTACTTGCTTTTTGCTCCCTAGCTTATATGTAAATGAAAAATGGTTATCTTTGTCCCAGTAGTAATAAATAGTGTCATCATTAGTAAATGGGTCATTACTTATATTAGTATCATTGTCCCCATAATATTTCCCTTCTGTTTGGTAGTAGGTATAAGAATATATAACAGCCTTTGCCTTAGTAGGGTCATCTTCATCCTGGATAACATCAAACATGTTGGGAGTATATATAGCAAACTTAATTTTACCTTTACGTGGGTCATCTTTATCTACTTGCCATGTTGGTCTAACCAATACAGTCTTAGTAAGCTTAGTTAACTTATTAACAGTGTCCATTACAGCATCTAAATGACTATCCTCAACTATCATTTGATAAATGTCATTATCTTTCTCTGTACCTTCTATGACTTCTCTGAATGGAGCCTCGTTATATAAAACACCTATCTCATCAATAATTAATTGAGTAATATTATAAAATTCTTTTTGTAGTTTCATCCTGTCTGGGAATTTAAATTGAGAATTAAGCGCAGATGTTAAATAGTTTATTTGCTTGCCCTGGTAGTAATCAAGGCGTTTCTGCATACCACGTCTTCTTAACTCATTGGCTGTTTCTTTTACTTTATTTAATGCCTGTTCGGCTAATTGTTTATTTGTGATGTTCTTAAGTATAAATACCAAAGTGTTTATCCTCTGTTTTTTTATTATATTGGCGTAAGACCAATAAAAATGGAGCCCCCAGTAAGGTTCAAACTTACGACATCTTCATTACAAGTGAAGTACTCTATCAACTGAGCTATGGGGGCTTATCTACCCAAACAATAGGTTATATTACCCATACTTTGGGTAATAACATATGAATAAACTATTGGTTTATTATATCAGTGTTGCCTAAATATACCACGTTTTCTTATCTTATTTGCAAAGTAATATCTAAGACAGTCATTGAAGTGTGTTACAAAATCATCGTCTATAGGCTTATGTGTTTCTTCATCTCTTACATAATTCTCTATACGTTGCTCAGGTGTGTGTTCTTTTTTATTAAGCTTAATACCTTCATTAACATAAAACCTTATATCGTTATTAGCATTCTTCATGTAACTACTTACTAACTCTATACTCTCTTCAATACTTAATCTCTTAATATATTTAAACTTTACCCCATACTCATTTTCTATTTTATTCAACACACTAACACCTGACCTAGTAGCTTGGCTTCGTTGCCTCCCTGCTGGGTCACAATACCAGTTATCTATAAAATATCCTTTATTAAATATAGTGCGCATTATCCCACCATAACCCATATTCTCTAACTCAAATGCATCAACTAAATAATGTTCTATATGCATCTTCTTTTTCTTTGTTTCTACCTTCCTTTGTTGAAAGAACAACACCGCACTTGTTACTACTCCCCAATCTATTACTACATCAACAGGGAAATCTTTATTAAACAGATTAGGCTTTACATGCTCTGTCCTATGAAACATATAATATATCTGTGTTTCTGAGCCTTGGTATTCTCCAAACAAACGCATCTTAGCTTCTTTAATAGACAGGTCACTCTTCATTAATGCTATCTCACTCAAAGGGATGAAAGGATTATCAGCCATGCCCCATTGGTAGACCGATACATCCTTTCGCTTAGAGTTATATATCTTATTATAGCTCCAAGTAAATCCCTTTAGCGGGGTAAAGGTCAGTAATATTTGACCTTTTAAATCAACAGTACGGGTATATACTTCAGTGTATATAGGCTCAGGGGGTTCTTCATCAAACCATGCCTGCCTTAACTTAGCTGACTGCAATTTCTCTCTACCTTGCTCATATGTCTTAAACTCTATGATATGCCCATTAGATAATCTTATTTGTTTGTATGCACTACCAAAAGCTTTCTCTATATCCTTAGTACCATCAGGCTTCCTAGCAAAATCACTTTCTTTTAGATACATCATTATCTTCTCTTGGGCCCCTCCCTTTTGAGCATCAAATGATGGTGTTAGTACCCACGACCTCTCATCTTTATATTGTTTTGCTGTCATAATAAACTTAGCAGCACCTACCTCTGTTTTTCCTGACCTGTTAGCACATACAGATGCAACTATCTTATTAGTATCATTTAGATACTTTTCTTGTTTAGCATTACTATGTCTTTTCTCTATTTTTGGGTAGCCATAATATACAGGGTTCTTGGCGATTAGTTCTATAGGAACAAATGGTTTAGCAAAAGGACTTATACGCATCCTTAATAACTTAAGCTTTAGTTCTTGTAACATTAATTTTGGTTAGATAGGGGTATTCCGTATTTCCTACAGTAATCGTTAAAGTTTAATCCCATGTTCTTTGCATCTTCTTCTAACATCTTCATTTCTTCATCAGAGATACCTTCATAATGAGTTGTCTCTTGCTTAATACTTTGCGTAGGCTTGCCGTCTATCCTATCTATTAATTCTTTATATGCATTAAGATTTCCCCCTAATGCCCTTTGGACCTGTTTCATAATCATTGCATATCTTATTTCTTTTTTGGTTTTCTCACCATTTATAGGGTCTTTCATGTCAATCTTAGTGTTTAATATATCTTTTATTATCGTTGAGGTGTTTTTAGTACCTTTTTTCTTGCCTTTGGGGTTTCCTGATACCCCTTTTGGAAACGGTTTTAAATTATCTTCGTTAGCCATTAGCCTCTGCTCCTTCACTGCTTTCCCATGTTATTTCTTTCCCATTCAATATTATATTGGTGTCCCCTTTGAAGTTAACATACCTTTGTACTATAACATCACAATATTTCTCGTCTAATTCCATAGTATAACATTTTCTATTGGTCTGTTCACAGGCAATTAACGTGCTTCCTGAGCCACCGAATAAATCAACAACACTTGTTTTGTCCTTTAATGAATAATAATCAAAGAACCACTTTATTAATGCCTGTGGCTTTTGTGTGGGATGAAATCTTTTTCTCTCTGGTTCTTTTTCTGTTCCAAACGCACTAGCCCACTTAACCCTTGCTATCATTCTTTTATGTTTTGCTTTTGACCAGCACAGCTCGAAACAACTACCATACATTTTGTCTGCACTTTCATCTAATCGCTTATCCCATACCACCCAACTACCAGCGTTTTTATCAGGCAATAGT